CGGTATCTTGTGTCAATCCATCTTGAGAATCTTGGAAAATATACCCTTTAACGAATCTGAGAGCCAAGTTTGGTTGATGGTCATCTCTTACAAGGTGAATCCTCTGAACACCCGGTCCAGCATCAACAGTTAATCGACCTCTCATCACTACCAAATCAGATAGTTTGACATTGTGTAAGTCTTGATTTGTGAATGGATTTAGTGTCATCTCTTTGCCTCCTTGTGTGCCGCTCTAACTGCGGCCTTAAATCCGCCTTTTTTCCACTTTCCCGACTTCAATTTGAAGCGTTTTGAGACTTTTTTGAAGGCTTTTTTGTACCTTCGTTGGTATGCAGTAGAGCGTTTTTTGGGCATGGAAACTAGCTCCTTTTCGACGTCCTTTTCTGTTTCAGATCGTTGTGACCGTAATAATGTCATTAATGCCTCATATTCTTCTAATGTCATAGTTACATTTGCCATGTTATCTCCTCCTAGTTTGTGATGCAATTACCATGATACTAGCAATCGCTAGAGAAACCTCTCTTTGGTCCGGATTTAGTATAGCATTCATCGATGCGATTGATGCGAGATTCAAATCCGCTTTGCTAGAACAACCTAAATCGTTCGCGCAATCTCGGTCATGACTCCTACAAGCACAATCAAGAGGATCTTGACACGGTGCGCTAAAACTGTATCCAGCATCTTTGTATGCCTTGGCGGACATGTTTCGTCCTCCGGTCCAGTTTGGCCCGCACCAGCGTCCATGTATAGCCACCATTTTAATCGCCTAATCAGTTGCCTTGCTGACTTAGAGCAAGGGCCATTGCCTTAGCGGTTGTTAGTGTCTCGACTTGACATTCAAGTACAACGGAAATGTAGTTATCACCTACAAATCCAGTGGAAGAAGCACCACCTAAGAAAATGGTGTCTACGGCAACGATAAACCCATCTGTACCGAATGTTACAGGGTTTAGGTCATTTGCTTCGCTTACATCAGTTGCTAGGCCATCAGCGGCGGCATTTCTGAATAGGTGGACTTTACCGCTAGAGATAACTGCATTATCTGATGCTAGAACAATGTCATCTTGAGATTGAGTCAATAGTTGATATTGAGCAACTCCTACCGCGCCAGCAGTAATTGTTGAAGAGCGTCCAGTTGCGTCAGAGTATGCAACTTGAACGGATTTGATTCTCAATACACTCTTTTCTAGTGCATTGACATAGGTTCCCAAGTCAATTGCGGTTTCGTAGTAGAGGTTGTCATTTCCAGCGTCTAGGTCTGCTCTGATAAAGAAAGTGTCAGTTTTTGCCATGGATGGGATGTCCCACTAGGTTGTTAATATACTTCTTCTAATCCTTGTCTTGAACATCTAGGGCGTTGCCTAGTGGATTTGTGGCCCCAGTGCCACGAATCTAGGCGGTTCCTATGTCTAATTCGGGTAAATATATATTCATCAACCGATTCGGGATGAATATGGAGTCAAATAAGTTCTCAATTAGCCCAGAAAACGCCCGATGGCAAAGAATTAACCTAATTTATTGGTTTGCAAACTGCAAATGTGAATGCAAATCATGCTATGAAATGCGAAAATCACTCAAAGCATTGATGGAGTTGGAAGAATGATTTGTCCTATTTGTCAATGTTTTACATACGCTATCGAAGGTTATTGGCATACTTGGCATGAATGTCTCTATTGTGGATGGGAAGTGATTGAATGAAAAGAAGATACATTAACAAAATGATTAATCTTGATAGTGAAACGGCAGACCTAGCAGATAAGAAACCAAACTTTTCCGCATGGGTTCGTGGTCAATTACGATCGGAAAGAAACAGGTCTGAAAATGACGACTCAATTTTAGCAAATAACTCAAGAAAAATAGAGGAATTAACTAAGATTTCATCAAGAGAATTACTTTGGCAACTAGAACAAAGAACGGAAGCCGAAATCAAGGCTCTAGTAAGTCTTCTTCAATCATGAGATATAGTTGTCTAATGTGACAACCAAGGCCTCAGTGTCGTCTAAATCGACTCTTTGGAACATAAATAGGTAGTTTACCTCAGTGTCAAAGGTCGCTTCGTTCCAAAACTCCGCATACAAATCATGAGATATGATATTTGTAGGGTCAATTATGTCATTGTAGTCCTTTTGACCAAGTTGAGCAGTTGCTCGGCCATTGGTAATCCATGCAATTTGATTATAGTCTGAAGCATCAAAGAATGCACCGCCAACGGTAGAAGTAGTTAATTTACATGCGGTGGCGGTATCTTGTGTCAATCCATCTTGAGAATCTTGGAAAATATACCCTTT